GATGGTAAGACACACGGTCCAGCTACAAATGCTGCGCTACTTGGTATCCCAGAGATGGCTAAGCGTGGTGGTTTAATTCGTACCCAGGATCTTACAGCTACTGATGAGATTGATTTGCGTATTGCAATGAAAGATTACATGCAAAGCAATGTTGCTGAGCAGGCAGGCGCGCTCTACTCGGCGGAGCATGCTGCAGAGTATTCTGAAATCTTAAATCTTGCAGTTCAAGATAAAGAAAACTTCCTTAAGAAGTCACCTATGACTATGGGTTACGGACAGGAACTGCAATCACTTAAGATGCATGTAGATACTACCGTATTTACTGGACCTAACGGTGATCAGATCAGAGCTATCGGTGATACAATAAAGGCTACCCCTGATGAGATCATTGATTTCCTTCATGCAATGCTTGTTGATTCTATCTTCAATGTGCTTGATGCAAAGGTGGTAGCAACTGGTAGGTTGCTTAAAGCAAATGCCTTTTACTCTATCATTACTAATGAAGTACTTTACTTTGATAATGCTATGGGTTTCCGAAGCTATGCTGCTGGTAAGCAGATGGTTCCTGAGCTTACTGAACAGACATCTTTTTCATTTAGACCTGAGGAAGGTCAAAGCAAAGGTAAGAAGGTTTCAGTACAGCTGTATCGTGAACGAGCAGAGGGTTCTGCAGTTCGTCCAGAGCTAGGCCCAGGTGGTTATACCACTGGTCGTATCCAGCCAGTTGCAGTGCAGTCTTACGATGGCAATATGATATCTCGTACAGGTGGTGATACATCTTGGAAAACAATTACAGATAATGTACCACAAGGTGCTGATCCATTTGTTCTTCCAATCTTTGATGCTTATGTTGTAGACTTAGGTACACTAGCCTCTGTTAGACAAGAAGCTAACCGGCATTGGTATAATGGTATTGCGAATCATAGCTACACTAATGAGATCTTTACTAACTGGTATCAGCAAACATCTCAGGAAGTTAAAAAGAAACTTCTTGATGGTGGTAATGCAGAGCTAGAGGTAGATTGGAAGGCAGCTGGCGAAGGTCAAGGTCCTTTCCGTGGGTTAGCGTTTCAATTTTTACGTGCTAAGAGTGGTATCCATCTCAATCTACGTCATTCTTTTAAGCGTACTATGGAGTTTAGAGCAAAGAAACCTGGTGAATCTGTAGAGGATTATATGAAGTTCATTGGTGCGGTAGCTACTAAAGTTACTGGAAGAGTACTAAAGCAAATCGCTGATGCAAATATTGATATTAGCTCAGACAAGTTAACTAACCGTGAAGTGTTTATTATAATTAATATTATAACGAATGCTAATGGATTGTCTACTAGAAATGCTAGTACTTCTAAGATGGTCGAAGCTGATAAGAAAGACATGCTTGCTATGGTCCGTAAGGAACCACGCAACGTAGACCTTTAACCGCATAAGGTTCGTAAGGTTACTAAAAAAAATAAGCCCCTAAGAGTACCATCACGGTATTCTTAGGGGCATTTTTATTTCTTAAACTTTCTTCCTTTAAAGAAAACTATAGTATTAATTGTAGTGTTTATAGTCAAGGCAATTAGTATCCACCATTGCCACCAATTAGGTAAGTCATTCTCTAGCATTCATCATCTTCTTCATATTCTATTGACACTAATACATACTCTTGATTTGTTAAGTAAGCAACCACTATTAAGCAGCCGCTTGCTATCATAAAGAAAGGAGCTGCTAAGAAATCAGTCAGCGTCGATTTTAAGGTAGGCTTCTCGTTTCCAGTCTCTAGCATAGGCTTCACCGTCCTCACCTTTGTTTGCGTAGTATTCTTTTACGCGGTTATATTCTTGTTCAATAATAAATTCATCTAGCTCTCTATCAGTCATAGAGTCGGCTAAGGATGTGTCTATCCCTAGCCCACTCAATGCTGTCTTGTTATCAGGCTCAATGCCCAGGCGTACTGGGAGTATCCCAGGTTTCTTACGCGAAGAAATAGTCACTGTCGTATACCTCTCTTATCTCCAGAGACCCAAGCCCTGGTTGTGTATGGTTAAAGTTATCGTGGTTTGTAATGATCATCTGTTCGATGACATCAAAGAAGTTACTATAGTTGTACATAGCTACAAACTTATCTTTGATTATCTCAAGTAATTCATCTACGTCACAGGCATGTACACTAAAGGAATCATGGATAGCACCGAAGTCACTACCCCATTCTTTAATTACTTGTGCCATATGTGCAGCATCCATAGAGTGCACAAAGTTTGGTGAGATACCTGACATGAATGACCGTATCTTAGGCTTGTCTGTATTCTCTTTACCTACATGCTGGATACGTATGGTATCAGTTAGTTCTTCTGTACCATCTTCCTTACGGATTACCGGCTTAACCTTACGTTCACTGCAGCTAATGATAGCCTTCTCTTTGAACTCGTTATCTATGAATGCTTCGTAGATAACAGGGAAGCCTGAAGGTGTTGTCCAGTTGATAGACTTCTGATGTGTTTCTTTAGCGTAGTCTGAAGCGATCTCCGCCTCAGCTATCTTCTGTAGAAACTTCATAGTCTGTAGTGGACCTGCGCATACCTCATCGATTGCTTTAACTAAATGCTTAGCAAGTAGTTGGCAATCTTCCTTAGAGATATTGTACTTCTCTAAGTAACCTTCGACATGACAATCAAGATACATGTTCTCTGCAATCTTAGATGCACCTGCACTATAAGCTCGGGTCATAGAACCACGCTTAGCAATACCCTTACGTATATGTTTCATGGGCATCTGGCGATCGCTGAACCACTCAGGTAATCTTGTAATAAGATTCTTAGCACACTGTACATAGAAGTCTTTCTGGATCTCCTGAGGAACTACCCCTACTAACTCACCAGCCTGCTTATCCTTAGACATAGCTGATAGATGTTGCCATCCGTTGTTGCTACCGTCCACTGGTACAGGTAGATAAGTATAGTATTCACCATCAGATTGTAAGGCGTTGTAGATTTCTAAGACACAAGCAAGAAGTGTAATAGGTTTCTCAGCTGCTAACTCAATTCGTTCTTCAGCTGCAATATCCATTAGCATATCTAAGTTGTTGTCAGTCCATGCTTCACGGTCTTCTAGTGTCATCTTATCTACAGAGATATCATCTAGACCTTCGTCTTCAAGGTATGGTAGGTAATCTGTTACTAGCCAATCAGGTAAGCTATCTTTATTAAAGGTTTGATTGTAGCAACATGCGATGTGTATCTTTAGTCTTCGTAAACCTGCTTCAGTCATTGGCTTTCCTGTAGAGAATAGCATTTGACCACGAGCAATGTCATTACTCTGGAAGTTTAAGAAGGGTGTAGTATAATACACACGACCTCGGTAGTCAGCCTCGGTGTATTGGTAGAAGGTTCGGTCTTCAATTAGCGTAGACCTTGCCATTGTCAAATCAAATTCAATTACTTTTGATTTGTATTTCTTAGGTAGGTGTAAGTGTTGATCAAGAATCTTTTGTCTATTACGATAAAGGATATCTCTGATCTGTGTATTAATTTTCCACGGAGTTTGCTGTAAAACATTCATGCTTTTAATAAAGTCTCGGCCGAGATATTGTGTAAACTCGTGCCTCCTTTGATCTGTCCAGCCTTTAATTACAGGTCTGTCCGTAGGTTGCATGAGTTCAGTGATATCATTAGGCTTATCATATGTTGTGCCTAGCAGCAAGTCTTTAGATCCTTGTGGGATTTCAAGATTCCATAATTCAGGTACAACAATATAATGTGTTCGACTTCTTTTCAGACTACGATCCAGGCTTTCCATTGGTACAAAGTCATCATCTTTATTCTTACCAATATTAATCTGGTGTGTTTGATAGAACGCTTCAAGAAACAAGTCACCCATCATTACACGTAGCTTAAACCATTCCCAAGGTGGTTGATCATCGTGATAGTACTTGATATCATCGAGGATGTGTGCGCCAACCGTAGTACTCAAGTGAGTAAGGTTAGCTTCACCTTGGTATGATTTGTTTCCACGTATACTGTTACGAGTAAAGTGTTGTTGAATCGTATCCATTGTAAACACGAGGTAGGCTTTAAGGTCATCCTCAGTTGTTAACTTTAGTAGACTACAAGCAATATGCGCTTTAGCTTTTCTTATTTTCTCCGTTAGGTATTGGAGTTGTGCCTGCATATTCTATCCTATCTATTTCTATATGTGACAGCGGTACTAAAAGTAATAATCCAGCTTCATCTTTATAACCCTTAGCGAATACTACTCTTGTAATACCGCTTTGCAATATTAACTTAGCGCATTCTATACAAGGAGACAAGGTACAGTATAGAGTTGCACCTTCAGATGATCCATTACTACGTGCTAACTTGCATATAGCATTAGCTTCAGCATGGATCACCTCTTTATATGTACTACCATTGGGATGCTTACATTCATTCGACATGCCCGAAGGCATGCCGTTGTATCCCATACTTAGTATGTTACCATCCTTAACAATGATAGCGCCGACCTTTGTGTCAGTATCATGTGACATTTCTGCTACACGAAATGCAATATCGATAAAGAGTTCATCTAGTTTCTTTTGATTTGGCATTATGAAATACTCGTAAATGATTGATCAAGAGTTGAAGTTAGTCGTCCTGTTTCCGGGTTGTAAGCTGCAGCTCCTGCTGAACCAGTTTTCCCGGTGAATCGTGACTTGAGGACTCTGAACTTAATGGTGTTTCGCTCGGTGTCATTATCCGAAACGAGGTTACGTGCGAAGGCAATGATGTCGAACGAGATCTGCTTGATCGAACCACTGCCCTTGATGTCATCGATTGACGCAAGGCTACCCTCCTCAAATGATTTGCTACCACCAGGTGCTTTTCTCAGGTGTGAGATAAGACCCAGCCATACGTTATGTTTCTTGGTAATCTTAAGTAGATCACTCATTAGTTTATCTACCGCTTCGTTACCACCCAGTCCTTCAGATCCTTCAGATACTGCAATAGTAATGTGATCCAGGATAAGATACTTGCAACCCATGAGTGCCATGTATTCAATCTTATCCAGTAAGGAAGTGTCTGAGCAAGATCCCTGATGGTCAAGTAGTACAAGCCTTTCATCTTTGAAGACTGCATCAAATCCTTTTCGCTGCTCTTCATCTGTGAGACTCTTAAGGTCCACGCTAGACCGCTTGAGTTCCATGCTGATAAACTTTTCGGCAGTATCTCCAACACTTTCTTCGAGAGATATAAGTCCAACCTTATCGTTAGTCTTAGCCAGTAAGTCAAGAGCGATTTCTTTAATGACAGTAGACTTACCGCTGCCAGTACCGGAAGTAAACAAAGTAATTTCACCATGTCGTATACCATTTAGTTTATCGTTAAGTCCATCAAGACAGTCAGGATATGGAATACTTTCAACTGACTGGCGTGCTTTGAACTGTTCCCAGATTGGTTCGCCAACTACGATACCAGCTGGAGACCAGGTCTGTGCATCCCAGTAAGCTTGAAGTAATTTAGAAGAGCCATGCTTTAGTAGTTCATCTGATGGATCTTTCTCTATTAGCTTAGCAACTTTACATCTACCAGCACCAATAATCTTTGCTGCTTTCTCGGCTGCTGCTTTGCCAGCTTCATCTTGATCGAAGAATAGTACAACAGTTTCAAAGCGTCGGATAAACGACAGCTGATCAAGTAATACTCTAGTACCTGATGCAGATGGAATGGATACTACAGGAAATACTTTGTTATACTTATCGTAGAACGCTTGAGCCATTGCGCAAGCATCTAGTTCGCCTTCAGTAATTACAAGAGACTTACCACCCATAGCTTGTGCTTGGCCGAACAGTTCTGTATTACTGAAGTCTCCGTGTGTACGGAAGTCTTTAGGTAGTTGGCGTTCTTTATACGCTGTGATCCTACCATCTTTAGTGTAAGGGTAGTAGTGAGAACCTCCGGAACCGTCAGGGTTTACTGCCATCTTAATTCCGAAGTGATCAACTACTGGCTTTGAAATACCTCTACTTGTAATAGCAAAGCTGTTGAGGTCTGCAATCTCAGCTAACCTAGTAGTTGAAGTTGCTTTAGGTAAGGCATTGAATTCATTCATATCTTGTGGTACTTTCTTTGTTGAATAGTTACATGAGAAACAGTGTGCGCCGTCATCGTAGATAGTAAATGCATCTGATGAATCACATTTAGGGCATTCTGTTTGTACGTATCGTGTCATCTCCATAGCCTTTCTTCTTTAGCTTGTCTGATTTTCTGCCGCTTCAAAGAGCTGGCCTGCTTTTTCCGCAGTCTCTGTACCTTCCTGTACTTTTGATTGTGGAACTCTTCCCACTCGGACGTAGAGGAACTCTCTTCCTTTG